CCTCATCCACCACCGTCGATCCGGCCACCGTATGGGCCACATCGTCACCTAACAGGGCGATGGCCAGGGCCTTACGATCCACCTGGGTGAGGGTCATGGTCATCTCTGCCGGCTTGTTGATCGCCACAGAGGCGATAACCTGACCATACGAATCGCGGCCCTTGGAGGTCTGCTCCTTCAGCTCCACATTTGGCTTGATCTCCAACTTGCCGATACCAACCTTGACGCTTCCCTGCTTGACTCCTGCTGCGGTGAGGCGGTCGATGTAGACATCGCCTGCCCCGATAAATGATTGTGCTGGCATAATACTTGCTCCTTATATTTTTCTGAAAGTGCTTGGCAAAACCTCAAGGCTCATGGCAACGAGGTACACCAGGCTGCCATGATCCTTGTAGGATTCGATTTTTATCTGTGGCACATGCCACCATCTCTTTACCCCGATATATCCGTCCGGGGGCCAGGCAACAAAGGTATCGCGCACGGCATCGAGCAGGGCAAACATATTAGCCTGCATCTCGCCGGTGTCCTCTTCATGGGAGGCAGAAACCCGCACGATCCATGTCAATTCCCGTAATACTGCCGGGGTCTCCGTCTTTTCCTTATCGTCAGCAAGCCAGACCTCGGCTGCGGGTAATGCCCCGGGGCCATCTGTCAATGCTGACCCCACAGTGGCAAACAGGCCCAATGATTCCAGACGGGCGGTAATCATTTCAAAAATGAGTTGCAGCATCACCAGCCCGCCTTGCCGAGGTTGAGGATAGCAAAACCGCCGCTATCTTTATCAATGGAGTGGATACGCCAATCCTCGCCGTCGATGGTGATGACGGTTCCGTTCTGGCCACCTGACAGGCTCAAGGCGGATACCTGGGCAGACGGCACTATGGCGTAGGGCGGGGTCATGTCGATGGCATTTCCAGCCAGCGACACAATTTCCTCTTCCTCGTGAAACGAGATGGAAAATTCCACCCCTTCCGCGACAGCGGTTTCGCCCATGGCATCAATCATGCCTGCCTGATCCTCATCGGAGAATTTCACGCGTCGTCATCTCCAGTCTTATCATCGTCGTCTTCGTCCTGGTCCTCATCGTCAAGTTCCCGGATATCAATATCGTCGTCACCTGCCGGCACCGCTTTCCGCATGTGGATCAGCGTTGCGGCGGTGGTTTCATCCACCTCCACCAGCCAGCCTTCCTCCACATGTTCTCCGTTGATCAGCACGTTGCGTAATGATTTTATTTTCACTTTTTATTCCTTTCCTTTGTTAATCGTGCAGGCTGAGAGATGCGTCCTCAGCCTGCACGGATGGTTATACGGTCAGGGCGTCGAGCATCGCGGAAAAGCTCTCTGCGTGGCGGACGGCAACATCAACATCCTGCAGCACCCGCACTCGCACCGTTCCGGCCGCGCCGCCGGTGTATGGGTCCACCAGCACGTCAAGGCCGCCCCATTGGCCGATGAGCAGATCCGCCCAGTTGCCGAAGAAGACGGCAGAACAGACGCCGCTGGATGTGCCTTTGGTCAACGCACTTGATACCTGGTTGGAGACGCCGCAGCGAGCCCCGGCCATGGCTGTGAATCCGTTGGCGTCGGGAAACTGGTTGACCACAAAGTCGTTTCCATAGGTGGGGACCTTCTGGGTGGCCATCATCTTGCCGATCACCTTATTGTTGGTTAAAAATCCCAACGATCCGGAATCGGCGTTGTCCACGGCAACCTCTGTCCACAGCCCGATCATATTGGCCCAGGTGGGGGCAAGGCCGTTAGTGCCGCCTGCCACGGACCCGATACCGGCCGTTGCAGCGATGCCGCGCGGTTGATTTCCGGCAGCGGTTCCATGCAGGGCGGCCCGGTCAATTTCGAGGGCAAGGATGGTGGAGAGGTCGCGGGTGACCAGGGCTTCCACATCCAGGGAGGATTGAATCAGCAGCTTGCGGCTTAGATCGGTGAACCCGCCCACGGTTTTTGGAGCAAGGGTCACCTGGCCAAAGGTCTGATCACTTTCAGTCACCGCGCCATTTTCAGCCACCCAGTAGGCGGTAGCTCCGCCGGACTGCGAGGGAATGGCCACATCGCCCACCAGGCCGGTGAGGATGGTGGCTCCCATGCGTTGGACCATCATCCGGTTGCGCAGCATCTCGATAAACGATCCGCTCAGCAGGGTGGTATCGACGGTGTGTCCACCGGCGGTGGTTGTGCCTTTGAGCAGATCACGCTGTTGGACTTCCATGGGGATAAAGAATCCCTGGGGGGTCTTTTTCAGAAGATCGGCAGTGGCGCGGGATGCCTCAAACTCAAAGCCTGCCGCCTCCTGAGCCTGCCGGTTTTGCGGATTGGCCATGGCGTGGATGGCACGAACCATGGAATAGCGTTTTGTCTCCGTCCGGCTCAGGCCGATTTCGGCACTGGTGGAAACCGGGGTGATCTGGCCACGCTTCTCCATCACTTCGAGGATGGCGGCGCGAAATTCATCCACGCCCTTGCCGTTGTCGACAAAGGTGCGGGCAAGCTCAGCCATCTTGATCTTGTCGCCGATGGCCATGATATCACGGACGCGGGTCTGTTCGCCGATGCGCGCCTCGGTGCGGATGGCGGTGAGGTCGGGGGTGGCTGCCGGCGCTGGGGTTTCAATTACTGGTGGCATAATGGTGTTCTCCTTTTCTCGGATAAGTAATTCAGTTGTATGGGTGGCGGCGGCGGCATTTCTGCCGATGCCTACGGATGTGTCCGCCGGGATTGAGACAATACTGATCTCCAGCGGTTCCCAGTCCACAGCACGACAGGTGGGGGATGCCGATTCCGGCTCATCCACCTCCATCTTGTGGATCTGGTAGCCGACTGAGACATTGGTGCGGATGCCGTCCAACACATCCTGATACACCTCTTCGGCGCGGGCGCTTTTGCCAAAGCGAACCACGGCGCGGCCTCTTCTGTCGGCGGTGACGGTGACGCCCTCAATCACGCCAACCTGATCTTCCCGTTCATGGTCCATCAGCAGGGGGCCGCCTGCTTGAATCCGGTCCATGCGCATGGCGCCAGGGGAGTGGTCAAGGATCTCGGTTCCGAACCATCGTTCCACCGGTTGCTCGGAGGAGAACGACAGCTCTACACTGCGTGTTTCCTGATTAATCTGCTCCTTGTTCAGGCGCAGGATGCGGGTCAGGGTCCCGGTTTCGATGGTTTTTATTTTTTTCTGCATCAGGGTTTCTCCGTTGGTGCTGGTTTCTGGGTTGGCTGGGCGGGCGGTGGATTCAGATCAATGCCGTAATCCTCGGCAAGCTGGTTCTCCTGGGCCTGCTCTGCCAGCATCTCTTCAAAATCCTCGCCAAGCTCGGCAAGGATGCGGGTTCTGGTGGTGAGCTTATTGGCCAGGCCCTCGGTATTGGCCTGTTCGTCCTTGAGCGGATCAACCCACTCCCAGCCCCGACCGACAAAGACCGGGTTGGCGTACTTGTCAAAATTAGCCACAGACAGGCGGCTGTTGGGTCCGCGCTTGCCGCTTGCCACCACGATCAGGCCAAAGGACAGGGCCATGGTCAGCCAGGACTCGTACACCGGGAGGCAGAGCTGCTCAATCAGCAGCTGCTGTATGTCGCGGTAGGATTCGCGTGAGTTGATTGTCCCCTGCCGGATACTGGAAAAGGAGACGGATTCGAGGTCGTTGGACAGCTCAGCATAGGAGGCGCCGGGCAGACCGCACGAGGCCCCCTTGATCTGCCGTTTGACAAATCCGTCATACTCGCCGGAGGGATAGGCCGGGTCGAAGGCCTTGAAATCGTAGCCCACCGGCAGGACGTCAAACTGGCCTGGTTCGGCGGTGATCTCTGATTTTCCGGGCAGGAATGTGTCTCCGTTTTCCGGCAGGGTCTTGTCCGGGTCGCGCAGGAAAAAGCCCATCTTGCTGGCACCGGTGCGGGCGTTGATAATCGCGGCCTCTTCGTATGCACCGAGGTGGTGCAGACGGGTCATGACGCTGGAGGTCCATGGGATTCCGCGCGTTTGTCCAGGGCGCAGCTGTTTATAGATGTGGAGCATTTCGTCGGCGGGGATGCGGATGGTGCGTCCGGAGGTGTGGCCCAGGTTGAAGTCGCCTGGGTGGCGCTCAAAGACATGGTAGGCAATGGGACGGTCGAAGGGGTTCAGCTCGACGCCCATGCGGATGGTGTTGCCATTCTCCAGGGTGTCGTTTTTATTGATGTCCACCATATCCGCCTCGATAAACTGAAGGGCGAAGTGGAAGGAGTTGACGGATGGGGCCGAAATCCGGCGGACAAAGATCTCGCCATCACGGGCCATGGAAATCAAGGCCAGTTTCTGGGCGGCTGCCCAGGACAGGCGGCCGGTGACGTCACAGATTCCGCGCTTGCCCCAATCGCTCCAGGATTTCTCAACGGCGGCATTGGCGTCACGGTCAAGCTTTCCGTCGCCGCCCCGCGATTTCATCTGCAGGCGGATGCCGCGTGGGCCGATGACCTTGTTGGAGAGCAGCTCCAGGTAGCCGGCCACATAATCGTTATTCTCCGCCAGATCGCGGGATCTCCCCCGTAAGACCGGCAAAGAGAAACGCAGGGTGGAATCGGCGGATTGCATGGATGCCTTCCAGGAGGAGGTGAGGCGGTCCAGCCGTGCCCCGGCAAAGTCGCGGCGTTGTTTTTTGGCAGGGGTCGGCGTAAAGATTCGGGAAAGAAATTTTATCATCTGAACCTCACCAGCAGGGTGTTGCCGGAATCAAGACCGGCGGCGATTCGTGCCGCTGCCTCTTCGGCTGCCACCTCATGCATCAGGCGGGTGCGCATGGCAAGCAGTTCGGCGGGGGAATGGCGCTCAATCCGCTTGCCGTTGATCTCCAGCATGCGCTGGGTCAAGGTTCCGGTTCCGAGCAAGGCCGCATTGATGGCGGCAAGGATCAGGCGGGCGGTGCTTTTCTTGGGGGTGGAGCTTGCAAAATTGGCCCGCACGATGGTCCGGCCACTGGCGACGGTGTGGCGTTCGGCGGCATTGGTCACATAGGATTGCCAGTCGTAGGTGTCGGCAGCCCAGAGGGCCGATTCGGCAGCGGTGACGGTGACCAGGTGGGATGATCCGGACGCGGCGGAAGAAAAGGCGATCTTTGCCGAGGAGGAGAGCAGGACATAGGAGAGCACCCAGCCATCCGAGGCGGGATAGTCGGCCAGGGAAATGGACCAGGTCAGGGAGTCGCCGGCAGTAACCTCAACCGGCTCGATGGTGGGAATTGGGATGCTCATGGTCGTAATGATAGACCATGGCCATTTTTTTGTTTAGGGACGATAAATGACGATAACGGGTGATAATGACAATAAATGCATTTTTAAAAAAATAATTTTTCAGGATTTGAGCCTTGATGGGTGGCTGTACGTTGTGTATAGTACACAACATGAACAGCAAGGAAATCATAAAACAGCTTGAGGCTGAGGGCTGGGTTCTTCGTGGGGTAAAGGGTTCGCACCATGTTTTTACCCATCCTTTACGGCCTGGGCATATCAGCATCCCCCATCCCAAGAAAGACCTTGGTGCGGGGCTGGTCAACAAGATTCTCAAGCAGGCAGGAATAAAAGGACGGTGAAAATATGAAAATACGATACCCCATAGCCATTGAACCAGGGGATGAAATGCACTCCTTCGGGGTTGTCGCTCCTGATCTTCCAGGGTGTTTCTCCGCTGGAGACACCATTGATGAAGCCGTCGAGAACAGCCAGGAGGCCATCGCCTTGTGGATCGAGACCGTTCTTGATGACGGCGGCACGGTGCCCGCCCCATCCCTTTTGGCGGATCATATCAAAAATCCGGAGTTTTCCGGATGGTTATGGGCGGTGGTGGATATTGACGGCGTTCTGCTTGACGAACATTCCGAGCGGGTCAATATCAGCGTTCCCCGTCGGGTGCTTTCCCGCATTGATCGCTATGCATCCGCCCATGGCGAGACCAGAAGCGGCTTTCTGGTCAATGCTGCCATGGATAGGATTATCCACGGTTAGGCGATTTTGGCTGTTTTCCCCAGGGGAGGCATAGCTGCCTCCCGGGATTTATTTCATCTTCTGTGTCCCCTTGCGGGCGGCAAGCCTTTGCCTTTCTTTGAGCCCGCTCCGTGACGGACTGGAACCACTGAAAATCCATCCGTGTTGCTCCAACCAATCCGGTTCGGGTGGTTTTAAAGATCCCGTCGTTCATTCTGTCTCCTTCTGATCGATTATTATTCCTGCCACTGTTCCGCCGCAATCTTGCCGTTTTGCTCCAGGGACTCGACACTTTCGATGGTGATCCGCAGGCCCCGGCTGCCGACCACGGAATCAGGATGCCAGGCGGTAAGCTTGCCTTTTTGCACCAGCCCATAAATAAACCCGGTGGACAGGGAGAAATACTCTGCCACCTCGGGCACGGTCATGTATCGCTTGACAAATCCTTTTTTCATCCGTTTTTAAACCTTGTGGAAAAGTTTGATTTTCGGGGCACCAGTCGCGCCTGGGCCTCTTCTTTCCTGCCGACCAGCGATTTTAGCCGGGCAACCGTCCCTTTGATATCAATGCGCACCGACAACAGGGCAGCCAGGGCATAGGCCCTGAGATCGATGGCCTCATTACGGGCGTTGTCGCGGATCTTCTCCCAGACCTCAAAAGATTCCCCGCTGATTTCCTTGGTAACCACATGCTCGGCGGTGAGGTGATCAAACCATTGGGGCGGGTACTCTTCCGGGATATGGCAATAGCCCGGCCCCGGCTGAGAAAGGCCAAAATAGCCGAACAGCATCGACTTGAGGCGGTTTGTCCCCAGGCTGAACAGCTGGCAACGGATGTTCCCCAGCTTCTGCCAGTTTGGCCCCTGCACTTCCGGCGCCCGCACCGCCGATGCCCCCTTGATGGCGTAGATCCCGCGTCCCTTGCGGGGAGAACAGAACTTGTACACCTGCACCGGCAGATATCCGGAATCGACAAAGGCCCTGGTAATCCCCAGGGACTCGCCGCTCTCGTGCTGCCATCGCTGCATCAGATAGGTGTCGAGCTGATCCCACACCTCCGGCAGGCGGGTGTCGCCATGGAGCACGGCATAGTCCATGCCCCATGACTGGGCGCCAACTCCCCAGGCAACCACCTCGATCTCGATACGATCCATCTGGATATCGACCCCGGCGGTCAAGGCCCCGGCATCCATGGGGATGGTGGGGGCGTAGGCCTCCATGCGGTCGATAAGGCCGGCGGTTTCCGGGGTGTTGCCGATTTGCTGGCCATGGATTGACGGTTCAGCCAGAAAGGTATTGTAAAAATTCTTGTGGGCGTTCAGGTCCAACAGCTTGCCATCCTGCTTGCAGCGCAAAAAAGCGGATGCCACCCGCGACAGTGAAACAAAGGTGGACAGCCATGCAGGGACGTGGAAGGCGATCTTGCGCGGGCGTTCTTCTTCCAGGTAGGTTGTCATTTTTCGACCATCGTTTTTTGCCTGCCAATGGCCCCCTTGCACCGCCTTGTCTCGCTGCTGATCGCTCCACTTCGCCTGGCAATGCTCGCACTCGTACCAAGCAAGGTTTTTGATTTCAATTTTTTCCGGGTCACCGCCGCAATCGTGGGGCCAGCGAACCCCGCCGGGAGCGCCGTCGTCCCCAAAGCGCATCACCTGCCGTCCGTTACAGGACGGGCAGCGCGACACATATTCAAAGATCACCTGGGCTGTGATCATCGCCTGCCAGATGTATCCGGACTCGGTGGTGGGGCTGGATATTTTCCAGATCCGGCTGGTCCATGGAAAGGTGGTCACCCGGGCCGACCCCAGATGGATCGGATCGGTCTCGGAATCGTTGCTGGCCTGGTACTTGTCGGTCTCGTCAAAAACCACATAGCGGCACGGCTTATTGGCCAGGCTCGACACCGATCGGCACCATGCCATATAGATCGGCATTCCGGACAGCTTCAGCTTGAGCGCCCCGGCATCGTCGTCAAGCCCGGTCATCAGCGAGCGCAGCCGGGGAGAGTGGGTGAACATCGGGGTGATCCGGTCTTTGCAGTTGTCCTTTGCCGTGCGCTCATCCGGATAGACGTAGAGCACCGGCCCGGCTGCCCGGTCAGCGGCATAGGCGATACAGTTATTGACTGCCTCGGACCCGCCGGTTTGCGGCGCCTTGCACAGCGACACCTCCCGTACCGACGGATAAAACGAGGCGTCCATGATCCCGGCAAGATAGGCCGCAACCTCATTCCGCCATGGCCCTGGCAGGCTGGACATGGTCACTACCCGATGTCTGGCGCACCATTCCGACACCGCAACGGCCTTGCGCTTGCGAAACACCGACCGCTCCGCCCTGGACAGGACGATGGCCAGCGGTGCGGCCGGAAACTTGCCGAGCAAGGCTGGGTCCAGACAGGAGTTGCGGGCGGCGATATTGTTAATCATGCATCCCTTTTTATCGTCACCATAAAGGTGTCGGTGGTGGCGTACTGGTTAAACCATTTACACTTTGCCTCCATCAGCAGTGCGATCATCCTGTCGACAAGCTGCACATCTCCCCCGGTCAGCTCGATGATCTCGGCAGACCTGGTATAGACCATGTGGTCAAAACCTGCCTCCAGCACCACCGCCCGTCCGGCCATCTCAAGCTCCACATCCTCACGGTTGA